AGATTGGCCCAGGTGGTGGTGGTGCAGGTACTTCAGCAAGCGCAGCTCCAAATTCAACAAATTCTCGAAATTATGGATCTGAAGGTACACCGGCAAATAGCGCAGTAACAACTGCTGCAACAAGTTTTAACAGTTTTGGCACCGGTGGCGTTGATGGTTATGGTGCCGGCGGAAGTGGCGGAATGGCTATGACAACCGCGATTACTCGCAATTCTGCAGGCGCATCTTATTTTGCAGGATTGGGGGCACTTGTAACAGCCACAGGCGCAACAAATGGAGCAGCCGCCGTTGCTAATACAGGTTGCGGTGGTGGCGGTGGAGCATCACACACTTCAACAACTTCAACATCCGGCGGTAACGGCGCAGACGGATTAATCAGAATCGAGTACTTTGCATGAGAATCGCAATTATTGAAAATAATGAAATTGTAAATGTAATTGTTGCGGATGAATTGCCTGAGAATGGTATTGAATGTCCGGAAACAGTTTGTGTTGGTTGGACTTACGTTGACGGCAAATTCATTGCACCGCCAATTGTTTATGTTGAGGAAATAGCAGAATGACTTATCCTGACGGCACAAACGCACGGTTGATCGAAGTCGCAGCAGCTGAAGTCGGCACAATTGAAGAGGGCGACAACCTTACAAAGTATGGCAAATTTACAAAGGCTGACGGTTTGCCGTGGTGCGGTTCATTTGTCAATTGGTGTGCAGCGCAAGCGGGTGTCAAGATTCATTCAGTCGTTGGCACGGCGCAAGGCGCACACAAATTTAAGGAAATTCAACGTTGGTCAAACATGCCACAATTGGGTTATTTGGCTTTTATGGACTTTCCACATGACGGCGTTGACCGCATTTCACACATTGGGATTGTGGTCGGACTGATCGATTCAAAAACTTGCGTCACGATCGAGGGCAACACCAGCGGGACAGGCGACCAGCGCAATGGCGGCATGGTCATGGTGAAGGTTCGGTCATACGGTGAAGGCAAGGAAATCGTCGGTTTTGGCATTCCAAAATTTGTTCCATACAAGGGCGAATTTCCAAAAGTGCCGGTGTTAATCGAATCCGCACAAAAATCAAAGAAGGAAGTGAAAAAATGGTCGAAGCCAAAGCCCTAATCGCGTCATGGGCGCGTTCATTCATGGCAGCAGCACTTGCGCTTTACATGGCAGGCGTTACTGATCCAAAAACCCTAGCAATGGCAGGGGTTGCAGCGGTTGCACCAGTAATTCTGCGCTGGTTAAACCCAAACGACAAAGCCTTCGGTTCTACGGGGAAGTGAACCGTCGATTCGCAGCGGCTGGGTTGGTTTGGGCACTTGCACTAACCCAGTCCGCTTGCGGGTATCAGGGGTGGATACGCTATGAATGCCAAGAATTTGAAAACTGGTCAAAGCCAGAATGCAAAAAACCGCAATGCGTCCCCACTGGAACGTGTACTGACGACATACTTGGATTCTCAACACGACAAGCCAACACGCCGTCGCAGCCCTGAGGACGTACACGCGCAGCTGATTTTGATAATTGGTTCAACCCTTGCTGCGGTGTTTTTAATTGTCACCGTCGGCATAACCTATGCGCTAATTTTTGTAACCCAGCCAATTGGAGCGCAAGCGCCTAACGACGCGGCGTTCATTGACTTATTGAAAACACTTGCAATTTTCCTGACTGGTTCATTGGGTGGCGTGCTTGCTGGTAATGGACTGAAATCAAAGCCAAAATCCTTAGACACGCCGACAAACACGCAAGGTTCTTGACCGCGCGCCGATCATGCGTCACCCTGAGTTCAGGTGATAGTCCTATCGCCTAGAATCGGGAGAATTCAAAAATGGTACTTGATCTATTAGACCCTGAAACATTGGGGCGATTGGTGTTAGTAATAATCCTTATGGTGCTTGGGGCTGCGGTTGGTTACGCAAAAGGCTTCAAAGAAGGTAAGCGTGAAGGCATGGCACGCCGTAAGGCAATGGTTCGTCATTTGAGCAACAAGGCGGTCAACTAATGGGGTTCTTGGACAATTACGAGGCTTCACGCGAAAGACTGGAACGTTGGTTGGCTACATACGCCACAGGGCGCATTGAAACCCGCATTGTGGAATTTAGCGCCGAAAAGGGGTATGTCCTTGTTGAAGCAAAAGCATTCAGGAACGATACTGATTTACACCCAGCGGGCATTGATTTTGCTTATGGGTATCAAGGGGCGTACCAACCAAACATGAAACGCTGGTTTGTCGAGGACACAGTCACCAGCGCAATTATGCGTGTTCAGCAGCTGGTCATGGGTGGTGCCGAACGAAGCACGAAAGAGATCATGGAACAAGTTGAAAAGACAACCGCCAAAGTCGCAAATACTGAAAAGGATTACGACTATTGGACAACAAAGTTTGGCGACGTGCCAAGTTACAAGACCGCAGCTGAAGCCGAACAATCAGGCATTCCTTCATTGGGTTCATCAATGGACGAAATTGCCAAGCAATTGGGCGGTGAGTTAGTTCAGGAAGCACCACAATGCAGTCATGGGCACATGATCTGGAAACAATCACACGAAGGTTCGCCAAAGAATTGGGGCGGGTATTTTTGCACCGAGCGCACAAAGGCAACCCAATGCACGCCGCGTTGGTACGTTTTGCGATCAACAGGAAAATGGGAGCCACAGGTATGAGCGACTTCGTTGAAATTATCTATCCACAAACCATGACGGCAAAACTTATGGAAAATGGCGAAGTGATCGCCGAATACAAAGTCGAGCAATGCGACAAATGTTCAATGCTGACAAAATTTGACGCATTCGGTTACCAAAAAGGTTATGACCGAGGCGAGAAAATAATTTGGTTTTGCGCAGGTTGCAGATGAAAATGCAATTGACACGTGCTGAGGAATTTGTTTGCCATAAGGCTGCATTAGAATTGGCAAGAGATAACAACGATTACTGGCAAACCCGTGAGGGTGGTTATTCAATGGACAAATGCTTGCATGACCTAATAGCCCAGGACGCACAAAGCATTGGCAGCGAATGGGTTGTTGCCAAATACCTTGATTTACCTTTCAATCCATTTGAACAAAAGGGCAAAATCAAAGCCGACGTTGGCAGTCATTTTGAAGTGCGTTGGACTAAATACGTTGCAGGACATTTAGTCGTTCACGAATACGATCGACCAAACGACGTGGCAATTCTGGTTACTGGTGAATCGCCAAATTATTTTATTGCGGGTTGGATTCCCATTGCTATGGCAAAGCGTCCCAAGTACCGACACACAAAACAACCGAATTGGTGGGTCACACAAATAAACCTTCAGCCGATTGAAAATTTACGAAGGAGCAACTATGGACAAAGTGCAATTTGAATGCAGAATTTGCAAGAAAATCACAGTGCAGCTAATTCACAAAATAACGGACAACCTTCCCAATGGTGTCGAAGTAATTCAATGCACGAAGTGCGAAGTCATGGGGGTTGCACAGATAGGGAATTCCAATGCCGATCTATGAGTTTGAATGCACGGTGTGCAAAATCCGTGTTGAGGTGGATAAGTCAATCCACGACGAAAACCAACCAATCTGCTGCGGGGCAAACATGAGCCGACGCTACTCAACTTTCGGCATTTCATTCAAGGGTGAAGGCTGGGGTCACCAATGAAAATTCTTAACCTTTATGCTGGCATTGGTGGCAATCGTAAGTTATGGGGCAACGACCATGACATTACCGCCGTTGAGTGGGACGCTGACATTGCACAGGTCTACAAAGACTATTTTCCGAATGACACTGTTATTGTGGGCGACGCGCACGAATTCCTTATAAATCACTTCAGTAATTTCGACTTTATCTGGACTTCACCGCCCTGCCAGTCACATAGCAGCTTCAGACAAAACATAGGGGTTCGCTATCGTGGAGTTCAGCCAATTTATGCAGACATGAAATTGTGGCAAGAAATCATTTTCCTTCAATACAATTTCGCAGGTAAATTCGTGGTTGAAAACGTCAAACCCTACTATCCTCCATTGATACCACCAACGGCTGACCTTCAGCGTCACCACTTCTGGGCTAATTTCGACATACCAGACGCGTCAATCGAAAGGGACAACCTAAGAGCTGCACAGATTCCACAATTGCAAGAATTGCATGGATACAATTTGGACGGTTACAAATTGCCAAACAAACGCCAAGTGTTGCGAAACTGCGTACTTCCAGCGTTAGGCAAGCATGTATTCGATCAGATGACATTATGAAAAGTTATCCACAGAAGTTATACACAGGGGTGCAAAAGGTGTGGGACACGCCCAACGCTATGCGTAAGTTATTCACTTGCTTGACAGGTGCGCTACGATCTAATCGCTTGAAGCGCGCCGCTGAGGCGGTGAGCGCGCGAGGGCGAATCGATCTAATGGGCAAGTTCTATGCCATAACGGCAGTGCTTTCAATAACGGGCATACCAGCAGCTGAATCAGCAAACTATTCAATAGACCATTTGAAACTGTATGCACATTCAAGGATTCTGGATTACAAAGAATTCCAATGCTTCAACAAGATCATCACAAAGGAATCACGGTGGTCGTACACTGCACGCAATGGCAGTCATTACGGACTGGGACAAATGAGATCGAAGCATTACCGTGACCTAGACCCATTCAGACAGATAGACGCTTCATTGCGTTACATAACAAACCGTTATCAAACGCCATGCAAGGCTTGGGCATTTCATCAGGAAAGGAATTATTACTAATGGCAAGCGCATTGAAGGACACTGGTAGCACTAGCCAATGGCGCAAGATCAGGCAACGCATACTGCAACGCGACGGACACACTTGCCAGCAGTGTGGAATGGAAGGAAATTCGGTCGATCACATAGTGCCTAGACACTTATTTGGCGAAGGAAATGCAGATCATGAATCAAACCTTCAAACATTGTGTGTTTCGTGCAATTCACGCAAAGGGGGGCGGTTTTTTAGCAGCACGCCGACACCCCTGACCCTTCCTCCTCTCTCTCTTCCCATTCTCTCTCTCTCTCTC